GGGGATAATAGAGCTTATCTTGGATCGATTGACCTGGGAAGGTTTGACGTGATTGACCTGGATGCCTATGGCGTGCCTTACGAACAGATTAAGGACATCTTCGATCGGGGTTATTCTGGGATTGTGTTTGTCACCTTCAATCAGAGCGTTTACGGTCAAATGCCTCATGGATTATTGAGGGACGTCGGATTCTCTGATTCTATGATAAGTAAAATCCCCACTTTGTTTGCAAAGCGGGGATGGTTTTACTTTTTGACCTGGCTTGGTAAGAACGGCATTACACAGATTTGGCACCGGTCAAAGAACCGAAAACATTATCTTGGTTTCGTTAGCGGTGCTGCGGGATCCGGCGGGGATTATGATAACCCATAGGGAGGTAGGTCTGCAAATCCCTTTTGATATAGTGTTTGACGCCAAGGCGAAGACACAGGCTGGTAACCCGGTTGGTGTAATCCTCCCAATCGGTCGTATAGGTCATGGGGAGGTAGTTAGCTCTGCCGACTTTATAAAGGTCGACAAATTCATGGGTTGCCTGGATGATTTGAAGACTGGCGGCGGTATCCAGGGTAGGTTCCAAGCTTACCCAGGTAAAAATGCCTTCATCGTGAAATCTCTTGAGAGTTTGGATCCGGTCATCGGGGAGAGCTGCGGCTCTTTCCCACTTAAGGGAAAAGGCTGGGTCAAGGCTGGTAAGCGTGCTGGCAAACGCGTCTCTCTCTGGCCGGAAAAGATCCAGATCTCGGAGCGCTCGCTTTCCACCTTTGGTCAATGTGGAAAAGCTGAGACCGTGAGCGATCAGGGTTTGCAGGGTTTCACGGGTAAGGGTATTGTCGCCTGGATGGTAGGGATCGGTAGTAAAGGCGAGCATTATCTGGGCATCGCTTTTGATAGCCTGATATTTTCGGGCGTCTCGGGTAAGCCTTTTGATAAAATCCTTGCGTGGATTTGCTCCAGCGTCAAATTCCTGGCGTTTCATTTGGATTACATTCGGAACGTAGCAATAGGAGCATTTATGCCCGCAACCCCGGTAGGGGTTGGTTGCCAGGGGGGAATATTCGCCGGCCTGACCTTTGGGGGCATAGATGATCGTGCAGCCCTTAATCGAGATCCCGTCTGGGTTGATCGTGTATTTTACCTGGGGAGGGTCAAACATAGAAAACTGGCTCATTGGGGTTCCTTTCGTGGTCTGCCCGGCTTTCGTCGATCGCTCTGGAAGGAGTCTAGCTGTTCCTGAGTGAACATATATGAGTTGCCGACTTTCCGGGGTACTATGGTTTTTGAAATGTAGATATGATATTTTAGAGCTGATACTGAGAGCTCCAAATATTTTGCTGCTTCTACGGTAGAAAAGATTTTTTGCATATTTTGCTCCTTTACAATATAGTGATTAAGAGACCGTTTAGAGCCTGGGCGGCTGACTGGCATTCCTGTCTTTTGAAGGGTTTACCGGCTAGATCCCACAGTGAGGCTGCTTTTTCCCAAAACCCGATTTGATTGGTGATGATTTCTCGATGACTTCCGCCGATCGTGGGCGGGGTGGTGGTCGAGGGGTGGGGGGGATCCGGGAGGGTTTCGACTGGCTGGTAGGTCACTGGTTTTCCAGTAAAGAGGGCGTCATCAAACATTTTTGATTGAGCCTGTTTATTGGAGAGCTCTCCGCAAATTCGGCGGAACCAGGTGGGGGTCGGGTTGGTGTTATCGCGGAGCGCTGCGATGGCAATGGTCTGGAAGTTTGGATCCAGATTTGCGCTGGCGATGATCTGGGCGTAGCCCAGGCTGAGATTTCCGCTGCGGGTCATCAGCTGTAAGTCGGATCTGAGCCGGAGGAGTTTCAACCGGAATTGTACTCTCACCTGGGTTACTCCGGCTTTCTCTGCGATTTCTGCAACCGACCAACCAAAGGCGTTGATCCGTTTCTGGTAAGCGTTGGCCTCGTCAATGGGATCAAGGTCGGCGCGGGATACGTTCTCTGATAACATTATTGTGGAAGCTTCCTCATCGGTGAGGTCTTCGACAATAACCGGGATCTCTGTCAGGTTGATTAGTTGGCAAGCTCTGAACCGTCGTTCGCCTGCAACGATTGCATACATTGGATCAGTGCTTTCGTTGTCGATGATCCGAACGGTGATCGGCTGGATCAAGCCCATCTCTTTGATGCTGCGGGCTAAGTCGTTTAGATCTCCCTGGTCAAAGATGGTTCGATCATTGTCGCCTGGGATTATTTCGGTGGTGCTGATAAGTTGGATGGTTTTCATGGTCTCGATTTCTCCTGACTGGATTTTCTACTATATATATTGTATCATGTAGTATAGGATAATACAAGGGTAAAAAGGCGATTTCTGGAAACTTTAAGGTAATGTTCTATTCGTGTTCTATCTATGAAGTGGTTTAGCCACTTCCAGTTTAGATTATGGCTGACAGCAAAGCAAGCAAACGTAAGATTTTAGGGGTCGAGAGGGAGCAGCGCGCTCTTGACCTACGGAAGTCCGGTGCTACTTATAAGTATATTGGCGAGGCGTTAGGCATAAGTGAAATGGGAGCATACAAAGCTGTTATGCGAGCGCTTGGCAAGCTAAACGCAAAGATCATTGAAGATGCCGAGCCGTTGCGCCGGCTTGAGCTAGAGCGGTTGGATCGAATGTTAGCGGCTATTTGGGCACAGGTTGTAAATGGTAACCAGGGTGCCGTTGACCGGGCGCTTCGGATAGCTGAGCGGCGCGCTCGCTTGCTGGGCTTGGATGCTCCTACCAGGCAATCTATTGAGATTGAAGAGCCGATTGCCGTTATAGTGGATAAGTGACATGCTGCAACCCGTAGGGATCGATACTTCCACCGTGATTAGCGGGAAATCCCGTCAAGCACATTTGGTGCAGCAGGTTAGATTCTCGGATCTCTGCACCTTCTTTGAGGCGCAATGGAAAGCCACCGAACTGGCTGACCTTTATAAATACGTTTTATATGGTGGGAGCCGTGGCCCTGGGAAATCGCATTGGCTGCGGTGGTATCTGGTGCGTTTTCTTTTGGAGTGCGGAGCCAGGGGATTGACCAGGGTGAGGGCGGGCTTATTTTGTGAGGATTACCCGGCGCTCAAAGATCGACACCTTACCAAGATTGCCTCTGAGTTTCCTGATTGGTTGGGAGAGCTGAAGGACTATACCACCGAAGGTCTGGCGTTCATGCTTAAGCCAGCCTATGGATCTGGAATCATTGCTTTACGAAACCTAGACGATCCAAGCAAATACAAATCGTCTGAATTTGGATTAATCGGGGTGGATGAACTCACCCAGAACCGGTCAAAGGTCTTCGATACATTGAGGGGATCCTTACGCTGGCCGGGGATTGAGGAGCCTAAATTTATAGCAGCTAGTAACCCGGACGGGCCTGGGCAAACCTGGGTCCGCCAATTGTGGGTCGAGCGGGACTTTCCAGAAGAGCTCCGACCGATGGCTGATAAGTTCGCATATCTTCCAGCTCTACCCGGCGACAATCCTTATCTTCCACAGTCATATTGGGACGAGCTTAACAGCTTACCAGAACCGCTGCGATCTGCCTGGCGGGATGGAAACTGGTACACTATGATGGTCGGTTTGGTTTACTCTGATTTTGGGGCCGGCAACATCGAAAGCAGGGAAGTTAATCCTGAAATTCCGGTGGAGCTGGCCTGTGACGACGGGTACGTGGATCCCCGGGCGATCCTGTTCATCCAGCGCACCGGCACGGAGATTTACGTATTCGATGAAATCTACCATTCCCATCACCTAGCCGAAACCTGTGTAGAAGAGACTATTCAGAAATGCGGCGATTATTTGGGCTGGGTGGATGACGAAAAAACCAGGCCGGTCAAAATACCAGAAATTGCGATCGGCTCACCGGAAGCCAAGGAGCAGCAAGAGCGATTTCGCAAGGCAGACATACCCTACCGCTTTCGTCCTCATAAAATAGTGGAAGGGATCCAGGTAGTAAGGCGTCTCATAAAAGACGGCAACGGTTATCGAGCGCTTAAGGTTCATCCACGTTGCCGCAATTTTATTTCAGAGCTAACCCAGGGTTATCGTTATCCGGAAGAGGGCAGCCGGTCGAGTGATGAGGTTCCGGTGGACGAGAACAACCACGCTTCGGACGCTTTCCGTTATTGGGCCTGGGTGAGGGCAAGGTGACCGCCAGGCAGACGATCGCGGTTCTATTGGCTTCGCCTTTCCTGGGGCTTGGCTGGTTGGCAGGCTTTACGGTGAAAGCGGCAAAGTTTATTCGTGCTGCTTTGATTGAAGGTTACGAACACGGGAGTCGATTATGACTATATTGGAACGTATCCTGGAACGGGCGCGGGGCAAGGGTGATTCGGCCCTCTATAATTTGCATCCAGAGCTTGAAAACAGAATCTCGATTCTACGGGTTTCGAGCGAAGATCAAGAGTCTGGGGGGGGATTCAGCATGACGGGTTATTATACGTCGAACACCTGGGTTCACAAAGCAATCAAGGTATTGGCGGATAACGTGGCTGATCTTGAGTTGCAGGTGGTCAGGGGGCGAGGTAATAACATGGAAGTAATCAAGAACCACGAGATAGCCATAAGGCTTGAAAATCCCAACCCAGAGATGGACTCTGCTAAGCTCTGGCAAGAGTGGGTTGTCAATATGATGCTTGCCGGTGAGATTGGGTTAGAAGTAGTAAGGTCAGTTAGTGGTAGTAAGATCCTGGAATTATGGCCGCGGGAAGCTCAAGACTTTACAGTTAGGAAGGGTGAGGGCGGCAGACGTTATCGGCGGGTTGCTGCTTATAAGATAGATGATAAGGAGGGCGCTCCATATACATTGCCACCCGACCAGTTTATACACTTTCTGTTTTACAACCCGCAAAACCCCTGGCGTGGGTTGGCTCCGATCTCAGCTGTTCGAACGGGAGTAGTCATCGACCAGCTGGCGCAAGCCTGGACTCGGCTGTTCTTCCGGAACCAAGCGCGGCCAGATTTTGCGATCATTGCTCCAATGGGAATGACAAAAACCGAAAAAGAAGAATTGATTTTGGAATTGGATCAAAAGACTGGAGGCGGAGAAGGATTGCATAGGCCGATCGTGCTTGAAGAGGGGGTCACCGACATCAAGCCATTTTCTTTTCCTCCAAAAGACATTGAGTGGATCGAGCAGCGTAAGCTGTCCCGCGATGAGATTGGTGCCATCTTTGGGGTGCCAGATGAGATAATGGGGTATGGGCGTGACACTTACGAAAACTTTGACGTGGCCGATCGGGTGCTGTGGACTTTGACTCTGGTTCCCCTGGTGGGGTTGCGTGACCACACTTTGACACGATACTTTCGCAGGGTAAAAGCGCTTAAGCCAGATGAACGGATCGAAACCAATTTGTCAGCTGTTCCGCAGCTACAGGAGAACAAGGGAGAAAAGATCCAGCAGCTTGACACCCTGGCCGGTCGAGGATACCCGATCAACCTGGCTTCGGATTGGCTGGAGCTGGGGATTCCTCATGTCAACGGCGGCGATCAAGGCTACCTCCCCATGTCGATGATAGCTATTACATCGACTCCGCCTGGGGGGAAGATGGCAGCCGGTATGCAGCAAAAGTCCTTGCTCGATTACGGAAGTCCTGAGCATAAGCAGTTATGGGAAGCCAAGCAAGCCAGGCTAAACAACCCGGTTAAGGCTCTGCAACGGATTGTCAAGCGAGAGTTTCAGCGCCAGCAAAATGACATTACACGGAAGCTGAGAGCCAGCCGGACGTTTGGGCGGGGAAAGTTCAAAGATGACACCGACCGGATTCCACCGGTAGAAGAGCTATTCAACACGACTGTCGAAGAGGCCGCTTTTATCGCAGCTTTCGAGGCTGCGGTGGAAAACGCGGTTTTGCTGGTAGCAACTGCGGAGCTGGCAGACCTGGGGATAGAAA